TAGCGGTGTTGGTAATATTTGCCTACTTCGACTGTCATAGAGCCTCTACCCACTCGGACCAAAAATGCCAAATATAAGATTGACTACCATTTGACCAAGTTATAACAATTGTAAAATCTTCGGGATCTTTTCCGCCACGAACTTTTTTCAATTCAGTAATTTCGCCAGATCTTTTAGTTACGGTTGAACGGACTGGATCACCAGTCCTCAATTGTTCCCACGGAACTTCATTTAGTAGCATTATTCATCCTTATACGGATAATTTGAGCAAGTGTGTGCTGATCAATATGTTGTTTCCACAGATCTTTGGCAAACACAGGTGTTTCGAAAGGATCGTAGTGTTCTACCCTGACTAAACTAGCGTAAAGTTCGAGGAGATCAAAATTATCAAGATTCTTAATTTCTTCAAGTGTCATTAGAGAATTCTTTAGACATTTCTTCTGCTAAAGCTATTATTTCTTTATTGAGTTTTCTATACTCTTTTAGCTCTTCTTTATTCAAATCAGCTACTAATTCTCTGCCACAGAAAATATTATCCATAGCATCAAGATTTGATAATATCTGGCTATTCAAATCTTTTATACGTTCAACATTCATAATTTGGAGCGGGATGCGAGAATCGAACTCGCCACGTCTGCTTGGAAGGCAGTGGTTTTACCAATAAACTAATCCCGCGTATTCAAAGAGTTACCCCATGAGCAATATCCACATCTCACCATTGAGGTGGTGCCCAGCGGGGGCATTCACTCATTCTGAGAATCTACTTAAAAGGCTGTAAATTCAAAGAGCAAATACGGACTATGATTTGCACATAGATTCACCGACTCCTACGGCTTTGGTTAGTGTATATACCTTTCGGTAGAGCCTAAGATCCTTTCAGGGGGAAATAGGATTCTATACCATGCTCTAATTTAGCAGCGAGCAGAGTCTGAAATCGCGTGCTGCTAAGTAATTATCCTCGTTGACGAGCCAATTGCTCGGAACGGATCATCTTTGCTTCATTCAGGAAAAACTTTGCCAAATCTTCCAATTCATCAACTGACATGAACATCTCATCGACGCCGCGAATTTCCTCAGGAACATAATGGCGATCGAATTTGACATAAACTGATTGGGAATATTTGTCACTTTCGCGCACAGTGACTTCAGTTACAAAAGTGGGATTTGAATCTACACGAAGTGTGGACATTTTATACCTTTCTTAATGTTCTACCATTTCCCCTGTTTTTAGCCTTATATGTCGGCGTCATACTATGACAATTTGGACATAAACAGCAGAGGTTTTCTCTTTTATTATTTCTAAAATTTCCGTCTATATGCTCAAGGTCTAGAACCAGTGGTTTTCCCATCCAAGTATCGTTTTTGCATTCCTTGCATTTATTATTTTGTTCTTTCAGAATATAATTTTTTAACCAATTTGGTGTACCATTTCTGGATACTACCCCGGTCTTTAACCAATTATCGACCTTAATTTTATTTTGAAAGTCAATTTGGCATTGATTAGAACAATATTTGTTCAATTTTCTATAACTGTCTAATTTGCATTCTTTATGGCAATTTAAACAATTATATTTCATATATCTGTGGTGCTGGCGGTGAGACTCGAACTCACGTAGGTTTCCCGACGGCTTACAAAACCGTTGCAATTGCCGCTATGCGACGCCAGCATTATCCTTGACTGCAATATTTATGATTCTAGTGTAATATCTGTTGCTTTATTGGTCAACCTACCGCGCCATTTGAACCCAAAAAAGGACTTCTTCATACTTTTCATGTATGCTTTCCTGCGTGGGTTCCCATTTGGACCAATTTTACCATCTGGTAAACGGAATGCAGGCATACATGTACACCTATACATGCGACCGGCATGATCGGCCGTATGCCAATTCATTCCACGAATATAGGGTTCACTGCCACCGCAATAACGTGCAAAGGATAAACGATCGCCTTTTCTCATTTTATGCTGCAAACTTCCTTTTTAGCGGCAGAGACATTACGTGTAGCAGAGGGCCAAATTGACGATGCTTTACCCACCTTTTTTGGCATGGGAAATACTATTCCTGTGTCCTTTTGTACCTGAGCAACACTGGTCAAATATTTACTTAAACTACCGGACCCTGCCTCGTGTGTGAATTCAAATACTAATGCCTCTTGTGTCTTCGTGTCAATCAAAATCTTGAAGAAACCATGCGGAACAGTAACAAGATTTTTTCCAATTGTTTTATCTTGCTTTTGATTATAGATTGGTCCTGCATAGATAAGGAGTGTACTTTGACGACCAACGGCCCAAGCACGAGTCTGATCCTCAAGCTTTTTCCAAATGCCACGATTAAATTCTGGTAATTGTGGAGTCATATTACTAAGGATGAAACTTTCTCTTGCTACATCCTGGTCCCAGGACATATCTGCCGAATTTGCAATGTGCCCTGTATCATATCCAGATTTTGCATAATCCGATAACTCGGCACGCTTATCAGTTGGGAGAGATCTATCAGACTTGAATGCACTCAGTCTTTTCTCACAGCCTGTAGCATGTTCGGGAGTAAGAATATATGCAACCCATTGCGGAATCTTAGCCTTATTATCATGCTGAAGAAGATAAGCACGACGGCAAATAAGTGTGGTATCTTGCTTTTCAGTGGTAGGCATACCATATGGAATTTGTGCCTCACAGTGAGCAGGGTCAAGTGGTGCTGCCTGAGATTGGGCGTTTGCTGATACGGCAACCACCAACAGAAGAGACGAGATAAAATATTTGATCATAAGAAAGCCCTTGCAATAATATATGTATTTATCGCAAGGGCTGCAACCTGGAGCGGGTAGCGAGAATCGAACTCGCGAATAATCCTTGGCAAGGATTCAGGTTACCATTACATCATACCCGCATACCGTTATTTATCAGTGGGGCAGTTTCTGCCCCACTTTTTCGTTACAACTTCTTAGAAATCGTAGCGAGTAACCATTACGGTTTTGAGCATAATGCTGATCGGAGTCATTTCTTCTCCACCAAGTACGCTCTTCACGATGCTTGGCGAGAATCCAGAAACCAAAGCTGCACCAGCCTTGTTGTAGGTAACTGGAGAGTTACCTGCACGTCCGTTAAGGTTCCAGAAAACAATCTGAGGAACCTTGTAGCCTGCGGCCGCATATTCCTTCTCGATCATCTCCATCGCACTAACGCTGATCTGGGTTCCGGCACCATAACGACCACCAGTAGAACCGGCAGTAATGCAGGTGTCGAATTCCATATCCGACATGATCAACAACTTGGTTGGCATGTCCTTTTCAGCGACCGCGTGTGACTTAGCAGCATTCAAGATCAACTTGAAAACAGCCTGAATATCGGTATTCATACCCCAATCAGAACGTGCCATTTGGTCGTAACGCTTACCCAAATCACCAGTCAACTTCAACATCTGTGGCGAACCAGAGAATGTGATGAACTGATCCTTGAATACGCCGCCCATACGTTCGGAAACATACAGACCCAACGAAACAGCAACATCCAGAGCAGTTACGCTACCAGATACCTGGAAAGTCATCGAACCCGAAACGTCAACTACAGGCATGATGTTTTCATCAGAACCTTCCAAGTAGTTAGGCAAAGCCTTCCACTGTTCGATAGCAACCTGACGGTCACCATTAGTCAACGAACGAATTACGTCGTAAGGATATGCAACAGAAGCATTGATCTTGGCTTCGCCAGCGACCAACTTTTCCTTGTACTTTGCATAACCAGCAGGGTCATGCTTCAAGAAAGCCTTTTGGTAACGTGCGGCCGCAACCGAAGGAACGTGTGGGTACACAATTCCGGACCAGTCTTGAGCACACATCTTCTGTTCGACAGTGTTTGACAAACCAACCAACAGCTTACGATATTGCTTTGGAGTCAAACGCATATACGAACGGATCTTGTTCGCTTGTTCACCCTGACGTGGCATCCACTTAGCGCAAAGACCATCCTTCACATCGTTCAATGCGAAAGCAATCATACGAAGTACATCGCGCTCCAACTTCGAACCGAAGGCGATCAAAAGATCGTCCCAACGACCGATTTCAGGAACCTTGCTCAACAGACGTGCTGCAAGAGCAGGCTCGGTACGGATTAGGTAACCGAACAACTTACGGAAGGTTTCACGTTCGCCGGCGCCGCCGCGTGCGTCACGGGCCCATTGAAGGACACGAACAGCAACTTCGGAATCTTCTGCAAGTGCAGCAGCAAAGGTGGCTGTAATATCCTTACCACGGCTTGCGCCTGCAAGGAAGAATAGGTCCACGTTCTTGTTCATGGACGAGACATTGGTCACAGCGCCGTTGGCTGTAGTACCAGATGCGTTTACTGCTTGAAATAGTGTGCTCATATTATTTTCCTTTATCAGAATCAACTTTTTAGTATGACCGCTGTCTTTACCACTTGACTACCTATGAAGGGCAGGATTCGAACCTGCTAATGGCGGTTTGGGTTACTGTTTTTGTTTGCGGAAATGATTCTTTACGATTGCGACCATGCAAATCGAAAAAAGTCAGATTCGGTTTTGGCGAGTTTTTGCTTTCCCCTCCAGAAAGGTTCTCAGTTTGCCGAAGCTCCCTGATTCATTATAATTTTTGATTGCTGTACCGAATCTTTAGTACATGTTTTGTAGTTTACAGTCCTTTTTGATTTTAGTCAATCAAAACCACAACCTACTTAATAAAACAGAGTGGTGTAAGGGACAATATTTTCTCCAGTTACCCGGGTACCGATATTGCTAAGAGAGCCTTACCTCTCGTTCGAACCTTTTACATCGTCCTAGGATGTTTGTCTGTAGCATACACCTTTCGATGCATGAGCTATCGGGCTTTCGCCCTTGTGATAGGTTCCTCAACAGACTAGTCCATGACCTTTCGGCCTGAATTGGCTTGCAGTATCCACTCTTTAGTAATCTCTACAAGGAGTATTATGTAGTATTTTATTTAGTTTGTCAACCACGATCCAGTGCGGAAATGGTATAAAAATGACGGGTTTTATTTCTTATATGCAGGATGCATATTCTGCAATTCTTTATTAAGAAAATCAACACCGCGTTTTAGAAGACGTTTATAATCCTTTGATGCTGTCTTCTCTGGGAATAGTTCAGCAATATGAAAATTTTCCATATTTCTCTTGAATGCATCTTCTACATAAGATTTAGCTTTGGTTGCATCCATGTTCTTTGCTCTGGAGACTGCTGCTGTCACAGCATGCATAACCTGCAGAAATCTTGCATTTATTTCGGCCGGCTGAGCAATATATTCCAACCTGCTCGCATAAGGATCATTCTGTAGATTTCTAAATTGTTTATTCTTAGGAGTAGCGTATCGCTTACTAGAACTTGCCTTGAATCCAGATTTGAAATCATCCAGTGCGTGGCGTAACTCATGACTAATGGTAGTCTTGAGATAGTTTGATTGAAGGTAATCACTATTCAGCACAATATCTCTATCGCCGGGTTCCCAGAGACCCAGGCTGGTTTTTCCTTCCTCTGTGCCGAGATATTCCCTCATTCTTTCATTGTTCATTAAAACAATACCAACCTCATCTAGAATGTTGAGAGGTGTGTTGAATAGCTCACCGATCTTACCAACATGTATTTCACTCTCCTCTGTGCCGTTATATTTTTTTAGGTAATCATAAATGGCGGAAGACAGAGAAATAATTGCTCTGTCTTCTTCAGTGGTTTCACGGAGGAATAATTCTACCAATCTCATAGTGCATCCTTAGATGCACTATTTATCAAAATTTATTGAACTGCGCGACCAGCCAGGATATCAAATTCACTTGGGCGAAGTCCCCGTGCAATCATTATATCCGTTCTTTCTTGTTGTGATTTTGTCTTCCATTCCTCAATGGCTTCTCTACTACCAAATGCTTCGCCCGGCATATATTGCCCTAACCATTTTGCTAGATTTCTAAGGCCCTTTGTTGTCCAGAAAGCATCTGCCTTACTAAGAGCCATAATGAAGTCATTTTCTAGAACAGAGGTAATAAAACCACCGGGAGGAAGGCCATATGCCAGATAATTCCAAAGTGTCTCTTGTGTAAGATCGGAAATATCTGGATAATGAGAAAATGTCTCTTTAAAGACCGGATGAATTTTTCGCATAGTTATTCAGAATGGAATATCTTCCTCGACATCGGAAATTTCACTACCGCGCAATTTCCTTACTACCTGTTCATGCCTATAATCTTGCTCAGCCTTTTCAATCTTCTTCTCCGAGGTTGCCTTTGCCATAATGAGGTAAGAACGAGACTTCTCCCATCCGAGAAGGAAGGCCCAGATTTGATCGGCATCACCATGCATATGTTCAGCGTCCCGAGAATAGAGTGGGTGTTTATCATCTGCACACTTAATTGCAAATAATTCATAATCCACTTTAGAAGTTGTCAACTTGAATCCTAGCTTTTCCACATATTCTTCAAGTCTTTTAATATTACGCCAATCGGTAGCATTAGTCATAGCTTTTCTTTCCACAAATGTGTATTCGTCCACATAAATTCAAGTTCGGCGGGCGTCATTATATTTTTTCTTCGACCATTACAACGCTCGCAGCCCGGACGAAGATTCTCTACAAGATCCAACCCGCCTACACTTTTTGGAATAATGTGGTCACGTGTCATCATCAATAATGTTTTTCCATCATGTGCATATAATTCTAGCACAGGAGGTTTTTTCATATCATTAGGATGATGCTTTAGGATGAATCTATCAGCTTCAACTCCACATTCCCAGCATTTTAGAGATTCGTTATTTTCCCAACACTTTTTCCACAGTGCTGCACCGCTAGGCGCTGAGAATGTTAGGCCACAGATTTGACGGTTTTTGCGAGGCAATAACAGTGCATCAAACCCATCAGCTAGTGCGACCTCTGCATAAAAGATGTACATTTTATTCTCTATGTTTTGGATGTTCGTCGGTCATTTCTTGGACATATTCGGAAAATTTAAGTTTGAATGCTGTTGCAGAAACCTCATCCTCAAAATGAAAATTATACCAATGATTTGACATTTGATAGCCGTCATATTTACTGGTCTTATGCCAGTATGATTTATCGGTCTCAAGATAAATTACATCACCCGCACAATTACTTTCAATCCATTTTCTAATTTTTATTTTTAATCTCGATTCAACCATGTCATCGCGATGAATAGAAAGCATAACAGGAAATTGCGGATCTGGTAATTTATAGCGCCACATCCGAGATTGCCAATCGTAATATGCAGATTCAAAGTACCAATCAAGGGCGGTAAGCCTCTCTAAATCAAGTAATTTTCCCATATAGTAAGTATAAAAGGAAAACCGCTTGACAAGCAAGCGGTTTACTGGCGTCAAAGATACTTATTTCTTCGAAGGTGCCTTGGCCGGAGTAGGCAGGTCGTAATACGCCCACTTACCACGGTTATTCACATCCACCTGGGACCAGGCAGGGTGAGCACCATCAGCATCTTGCCATTCAGGGACATTTTTGTAGACACAGGAGCGGAAGCTGGCCAGTGCTGCAAGACGGTCCGGAGTATTCACTGTGCGAGTAACCAGCAACGCTTCGGTCGCAAGTGTTTGCACAGGTGCTTGGCTCAGCTTAGGATAAGACAGCTTATCAGCCACGTACACAGTCTTCAGCAGGTCAACAGTCTGCGACTTGAAGCCAAGAAGCTTGTATTCAGCGCCCAGGGCCTTTACGTTACCCAGGGGTTGACCACCGACCATCACCACCGCCTGGACTTGACCGGCCTTCAGCAGTGCCAGGGCCTCGTCGTTATCCTTAGCAGGAACCACGTCAATCTTCACCTGACCTTGCAACTTAATCAGTTGGGCGGTAATCATGGAACCGCCTGCGGCAGCAACCTTACCACCGGCAAGATCTTCTACATTCGAGAAGACAACTTCTTGCTTGTTGAAGCCGAGCGTACCGCCAGTTTTGATACCGGAATTAGCCAGGGCAACAACGTGAACCGATTCCTTGTGGAATGCAACCAGGGTCTTGATATTTCCCAGGTCACGACCTTGCGCCGAAGCAAACAGTGCATCAGTCTGGACGAATGCCGCACCAACTTCCTTACCAGTCAGCTTATCCAGGTTTTCCAGCGAACCGCTCGACGGAACTTCGATGACTGCCATTTCTTGGCCGCACTTATCTGCGATATTAGCAAACAGTGCATGGTAAGTGCCTTTGGGGCCACCGGTGGCAATCTTCACCTGCTGAGCTTGAACAGCACCTGCTGCCAGCATTGCCGAAATCACTGCAATATTCAGGAAACTCTTTTTCATGTGTGTCTTTCTTTCAGTTAGTTGATCTTCAAACCTTGCAAACCACTTGTGTCAGGTTGTTGCGTATTCTGCGCCGGGAAGGTTGATTGATTTCCCGATTCAGTTACTACATACAGCCCACCAAGAATGAGTGCAACCAAAACGAACCCGATAATTCTCGCCTTCATTTAGTGCTCACTTTCTGTACATCCTTAACCGTTACATCAAGGTACACCGGTTGGGAGTGCTCTAATTGTGCAACAGGCACTGCGGGTTTGTCATCCGAATCCACATCAAGTGCCGCAGCAACCTCAAGTTCAGCGAAAGCACGATTCATAGATTCAAACACAGCGTCACAGGCAGTATCCGCCTTAAATTTCTCGAATGCATCGCCGGTATCCATACCAGCAGCACGATTAGCTTCAATGGCGTCTTTAGACATTTCCCAATAGGCCTTCATTTCCTCAAGCTTCATGTCGCCATCTTCGAGGGACTTTTTAGCTTCGGCAAGGGCAATCTTTTTCCTTTCGACAAGCTCAATCATTCGATCAAGTTGCTTCTGGAATTCCGCGGCCCGATGCGGGTATTTTTCAGTAAACTTTACAACCTTGCCCTTAAAGTTATCACGGGCTGTAGCGGCATTTGTAACAGAAAGTTCAAAGTCCTTAAATGCCCTCTTCTTCTGCATCAGAAGGTTCATCATGGTTTCGATCGGATTTTCTGCTGCTGATTGCTCAATCTTCTTAAGATGTGCAATACGTTCAGCCTCCAATGCGCGATATTTTGCATTTGCGACTTTTTCAGCAAACACTGGAGCAAAAGAGACAAGCACAAATCCGACTGCGCCTGCAATTGCCAATCCGATAAGCCCCTGAATTGTCATAAAGATAATCGGGCTGACTAATAGTCCCACTGCACCGATACCTAGCACAGACCAGAGTTTACGTGTCTTATCACGTTTTTGTTCAATTTCAGCAAGTTCCATGATTACCTTTCAAGTAATTAAAAATTTGGTGCCCTAAGCCGGAATCGAACCGGCACGCTTTTCAGCGGAGGATTTTGAGTCCTCTGCGTCTACCTATTCCGCCATCAGGGCTTTGTTCGTTGAGTTTGTTTTTGAAATTCGGTGTATTGCTTTTTCAGAATCTTCAAGAAACTATACACAACAAGTGTTAAGAAAAATGTTGCGATAATTACCACAAGTATCCAACCAAGGATTATGTTACCAGATGCAAAGGAAACAAATGTTGCTAGTGCAGACAATACCATTCCAATAAAAAGGATGGGGGAATTTCTTTCTTGGCTAAGGAACCAAATTATGAAATCAAGTTTTTCCATTTTAGAATAATGGCAAGTGACCGGTAATAAGATTAATTTTCTCAACATCATCGGGGCCAATGCCCACCGCTGTAAGTGTAGGCACACCATCAAACTCTGTCAAGCCTGCATCAGTGATCAAAGAAGCTGCCACTCCGGCACTTCTAGCCTGAGCGTAAATATTCCTCAACTCCTCGTCGGTTTCAACGTAGGTTGTGACTTTGGTAAAACGACCCGTAATCCACTCTTTTACAAACTCGTTATCGAGTGGAATAACAAAGGCATTTTGATTAGCATCAAAGTGACCGATAGAAAAAACTGCACCTAATGAAGCATGTGAACCCTGGGCGACATATTTCCCTGTCCTAAGATTGCGTGCCTTAGGAAATTTCTTCATTACTAAAACTTGTTTAGAAGCCATTTATACCCACTTCAATTTAAAGACAATGGCATCTTCTTCGGATGGAAATAAAATGCCTGTTGTATCCTCTGGATTATCTAGAGTATCCTCGTCAATAAAATCATCCTCAATTTTATAGACAAATTTTGCCCCTGCCCTCTTTATTGCGGCATTTACCAAATTGCCTGCAATATAAATGTGCCCCTCTGTGGTATGATTTACAAAATTCTTCCACCATTGTGGGCATTGGCTGAGGGTAGGGGCCAATGGAAGATAGTATCCCATTGGCCCCACTCACTTAATCAGCTAGTTCGTTCAATCCGAGGGACGCAACCGCACCGTTGTAAATGCGATGATAGATGCCACGGAAGAGCTTGCTGATAGACATCTGGATGATCTTAATGGCGTCGCCGGCGATATTCTCAACCATGCTAAACGGCCAAACAAGAACCCAGGTAGTCAGCTTACCGAGCATTTGCTTCGGATGCAGATCACGAAGAGCAGCCTTACGATACTCGACCGGCTTGTCCTTATTGAATTCGACAACCTTATCAGCATAACGCTTATAACGCCACCAACTCCAAACGAAACCAACAGCCAGGTAACCTGCACCATACAGTGCAAGAGTCATCAAGGGGATGTTGAAGAAGAAGAATGCAATTGCAGCAACGCTCAGGCCAGTAAATGCTGCCCAACCATGTGCGCTATTTGCTTCAAAAATGATACCGAGAAGAATAAGACCGATCAGTGCCGGCCAAGACAGCAGCCAACCTGCCGCAAAACCCAGAAGTGCTTCCATGTTACCTACTTTCTGTAAAGTGTTGTGTTATAATGCCCACTATAGGCATCACAGCCCGAACTATACATATAGTCCGGGCAGTCGTCAATTAGAATGACGCTGATTTGTACATAGTCGATGCGGCAACAAAACTACGCTTCCATGACCATTCGTCAAGAACGAGTTGGTTGAACACATCTTCTTCAACTTCAATGATTTCATCCACTGATAGTTCAAGCATACGGATGGCACGCTTGTAACTATCTTCATAAGATACCGGGGCAGACGGAAGAGACTTAATTTGCTTGAATTTTTCCAGGTCTTCTGTTTTTGCCAGCTTCAGATTAGCCTGCGTAACCTGAAGGACTAATTTCTTGTAATCAATAACCGATTCGGCATATTCAGCAATATGCTTCTCTTTATTAGCACGAACAATCTCCAATAATTCCTCGCGCTTCATTTTAATAGCGTGCATAACATTCCTTTGTAGATTTTGCATAGATGTATTTTTGTAAAGGGTGGAGGAAGAGTGCGGTCTCGATCCGCATGCTGTTCATCACAACACGAACATCTTTCCAGGATGTCTCCCGCCCCGCGAGATTACTCTTCCATAATTTGAAAGTATACACGAATGTGTATACCAATGTCAACCTATAAGTGCTGCTACCAATAGAAATTCTTCTACGGTTTCAATTTCTTCGTTGACCATTACCAATAATTCCTGAGCCCTGTACGGCTTTCCTCGGCGTGCCTCAATCTCTGCCTTGGATAGCTCCGATACTCTGAGATGAATATTATCGATCATTTTTCTTACCTGGCGATAATTTCCACGGTGCTCAATCTTAGAAAAAGCCCGGTGTCGAAGTTCTGCTTCAACAGCGGGCCATTCGATACTTGTTTTTATCATTTCTTATTTTATGTCACGCTCGAAAATAGATATTGCTAATTCACGAGACAAAATCCTCAATTGGTTTGCTTCATCGGCAGTCGGTGGCCTCTTTAAGTATATAGAGATAATACCGCTGAATCGACCATAATAAGGTGGAATACCATTAGCACAAACTGTAGAAATAAGTTTGTCGGCATCTGGTGCTAACTTATATGCTATAGTTTCCTTAAAGGGATTGCAAATAAATTCACCATTTATCAACTCAACCATTCTCTTATTATTTGCTTCATCTGTGTTGAATAACGGAATATCGGGAATGGTTGTATTTTCGTATTTTGAATATACATTTTTTAATTCTTCACTATCAGTACTTGCATAAACAACCTTGCGAGTATTCTTTTCAAAATCAATAGATGTTATCTGTATTCCTATAATAATATCAGCTTGCTTAACTACCTTATCAACTTCCATCATACTTTTCTTTGAAAGGGCAACAGGGTATGAAGAGACTCTTAACCTAGCCTGAAAAATTTGTCTATAGATTTGTTCCCTATTCTCATAAGATACCCATGTGGCGATCACCAAGGCCAGAACTGTAGCTATCTGGCCAATCTTCTTCCAACTGATAACCCCTAGAAATTTTCTAACAGCATCCAGTTTCTCAATAAAATCCATATTTCTCCTCAAGTGCAAATGTAGGGAACCTCAATTGCTCTTGTTATTTTTCCATTCTTTTTACCTACGAAATATTTATCGTAAATACTGGAAATTTGGAGTTGGGTTTTATCAAAAATGGTGCGGATGGAGAGACTCGAACTCTCACGCCTTTCGGCACTACCCCCTCAAGATAGCGTGGCTACCATTACACCACATCCGCATGTTTAGATAATTCAACTTTTCTCCTATAATACATGATAGCCAATGACCAACACATACTTAGAAAATAAGTCAATACAATAGGAAAAGCTACTGCCGGATTAAAGAATGCAAGGAATGTTAATATTGCATAGATGATAGCAACCAATCCGTATGCATAATAACCGGTGCGTGATATATAAGATGAATCTTCTTTTCCGAAAAATTCGAACATCAAGACCAGGATAATTGTTATTGAAAATCCCCAGGCTATAATAATGAACGGGGCAAATCCGGCACCTAATCCTGTGAATACTAAAGACCTGGCACTCTTAGAAATTACGGTAAGAAAAAAATCAATCGTGATTGTGGAAATAAAAAGCACCCTCATTGCTGTTAACATTGAGACTGCGGTATTTTTCCATGATTGAGATTTCATGATAATATTTATCAAGAAATTTGGTTGCAGTGCCCACGAATCGAACGTGGCTTTTCCCTGGCTTATGAGACCTGGTGCGACTACCAGCCGACCCGCCTGCTATTGAATTAGTAAATTCTTCTGTATGTGGGCTTACCGCATTTCTTAGCAGTCTCAAGCCCCTTCATATAACCATCAACATATTTTTCAATAATGAATTTACAATCCCTTCCCTCAAAGGCATCGTAAAATCCCATCTCAAAATATTTATAGTCTTTCTTTTTCATATAAATGGTGCGAGACTCGGACACTACTCCTATCTCGCCGGATGCTTTATCAGTCGTTGCAAACTTTCATTGCTTCGCAGCCCTTACTTGAATCCGCATAACCCTTGCACCGGGTTCCTCCTCTTACCTTAGCACGGGAGGGGCACATCACTTTTCGCAGACACCTTGCTGCCTTAGCGTGATCACCGTCCTAACAAATTACGGATGTTAGGGTCCGAGTAAATTTTGTAATATTCACCATGGAATATGGTAGTCGATCGTATACCAGAGGCTGATTCACAGCTTCAAGCCGTTTCTCCGAAAATATTACATATAGCCTCCAAAATGTAAGTTTAGCGTATATACCATACGATCCTTATGATGTCAGGATAACGACCAAATACACGTGGTCTTTTACACCACGACTTAGGGTTACTACACGTTGCGGGAGCAAACCCCAAGTCCGCAACGGCCGGTCACAGAATCCCCGACACGTGCCATACCAAAATAATTGGTGCCTATCTGCTCAGGACTTTTATGGCAAATTAATCGGGACGCATCTATTGGCGGAAGATGACCGCTATCATGAATGCAGAGATCATACGTTTAACGTCCCTAGTAAAGATTCTGCCCCTAGCCCTTTAGTGCCCGGATCCTTACATAAACTGGTTGCGAGAGGGTGGATTTGAACCACCGATCTTTAGGTTATGAGCCTAACGGGTTACCAGACTTCCCCACTCCGCGATTGTATTCTTAACCGTTATTTACCTCGGTAATAATTCCATTTTTGTCAATATAGACATTTGTTCGCCACTGCTGGAAATCCATTGTTCCGCAGGTACCGGGAGGAAAAATACGAACATTCTCACCAAATGTCTCTTTCAACTTTGTTACCATTTCCGGGTCATCGAGTTCATAGGATTTATATTCCCTAATTCCCAATTCATGAAGATCAAGTTTCTTTGTCTTGACCTTTAATTTCACCTTCTGTCCGACGAAGTCACTCATTTATAGCCCCCGGTGCTTTCTTTCTCATTACCTGTCCGTTCGGACAGATACAAAAATTCTTTCTACCTAAATAATTTCCACGAGGTGAAATCGCAGATTTTGTGGTGTCTACAATTCCCGTATTCGCACAAAGCGAACACATCGAATATGGACCAAAGCCGGCATCCTCAGTAGTTAGGTAATGCTTTTCCCAATATTCGGTAATTTTATTCATTGCCTAATTTATTCTGAATTTAGATTGTTGCTGTTCCCTGTATTTTATAAGAGCTTCAGTAAGTTTGTCAACCTCAAAAAGAGACATATGATTGCAGAATAATTCTATAAACTTTTTTGCGAATTCTTCTGCATCGAATTCGGAACCGTAAATTCCTAAATCAGCCAACTCCTCATCTCTATCGATGCCGGTAAAGTCTGCATGGGAACTTTCGACAAAAATTTGAAACCTTCTAGAGATACTCGAATACAACACGAAATCTTCTAAGGATATCCATTCTTTGTCCTGCCCTTCTGCATATTCTTGCGCAGTCTTAATTTTTTCCATTATAGCAATTTAGCAGAATAAACAAAGGTAAGGCGTGTGGTAATTTCTATTAGAACTTTTGTTCCTATCTTTAATTTAGAGAATTCAACGCCGGGTGTATATGGAGTGAGAAGATATACATTTCCGGTTGGTACTTTTACATACGCTTCACCGGCATGATCGATGATGAGCTTTACTTCACCCTCAACCCAAAATGGAATTTCACCTGGCATCCGATATTTATCATTGTATCGGAATTTGGTGCTCCTACCAGTAATCGAAACTGAGATTCTGTCGTACCAAGACAGCGTTATGCCACTTAACTATGGGAGCATAGAAATAATAGATGGGTAACTATATTTACCAATAATAATATATACGATGATGCTACTCGAGTTACACCATATACCCATTATCTATTATTCGGCGTCCTTGGCACCCTTCTGCGGAGCATCCTTGGACTTCAATGCAGCTCTACGAGCCGCTTCCTCATGAAGCTGAGCCTGAATCATCATATTCTTGAAATGATTCTTATCTTCCTTGGTGCCCTTCATTAATGCCACCATGCGCTTTGTCTCAGCCTTCATTCGAAAATTTTTATCGGGAATCATCATTTGATTTTGCTTTCTGTTGTGGTAAGGTCTTTAGATAACGTCTTAATGATGCGAGTTGATTTTTTAGAAATCTTGACTCTTTCAAAGATTCATCAGCTTTCTTTTCAACCCTTTGTAAGTCTGTTGATTTTAGTACAGGAGTACGAGATTCTGCAACCTTTGTTTGTTCCGGAATACGTTCAACTAAATTTACTCTAATTAACGAATGCTCGGGATATAAAATTACACTTTCAACAAAGAAAATATCATTTATATAAACCATGTCACCGACACGAGGAATTATATCAGAATCGTATTCTTTAAATTTATCTTCGTATAGATAATATGCAATTTTCATATTTTGGCTCCGAAGGTAGGGATCGAACCTACGACCAAGTGATTAACAGTCACCTGCACTGCCGCTGTGCTACTTCGGAATAATTCTATCTTATCCCATCAATCACCGATATCTGCTACATCATATTCTAACTTACAACCACAATGCAAGCATAGATATAATGCACTAGTTTCATCTTCATGCACAAACTCAAACTCTTCGTATGCATGTTTACAATTCGGATCAGCACCAACTTCGACTGTCCAAAAAGTTTGCCAGTGTGGACTTAATTCATCAATTGTTCTAATCATAATTTTGGTGGACCAGACAGGACTCGAACCCGCCACCTACTGCGTGCAAAGCAGCCGCTCTCCCAGATGAGCTACTGGCCCTTATTCTTCAATCAAATAACATTTACCATGAAAGAATGTTACTTCTTTGGCTGAATCTATTCTATTGCCTTCGCATGTAAAATAATCAGCAACATACGGATTATATGTTATTAGACTTGTTCCGTCAACCGGTGCATGACAAAACTCACTATATTTATCAGCGACGACGAAAGCATGTACATTTTTCTTTTTCTCTTTTATTACACGCTGTCGGCCACCTTCGTTTACTTTGAAGGTTACACCATCTGCGCCAAATACATTTGGTCGGTCAATAACCCTACCTTTGTATCTAACCGAGAATCCGCCTGTGTGTAAATTTCTGTAAATGTAATATTTTGCGCTCATTTCTCACAATGCATTGATATTGTTGTCAATCCTACACCATTTGCAAGAACACCATTTCTATATAGGTATTCCTTCTGTACACCGTACGCCTCTCGCTCAAGCTCTATAATCTCAGCGCAAGTTGTATGCGGTTTTCCGTTTTTTTCTTGCAAATAATGTACATCTTCGTGGACTATTATCGATGCTGCTACCTGATTGCCCTCAATGTCGAGTCCTTCCCAGACGTATACGGTGTCGCCACCTCTAAACCAGCCAACTACCTTACAATTTTTTTGACCACCACATGCTTCGTCTATGAAAAACTGTTTCGGTTTATACTCCACTTTCGGAGGTTCCGTATTTGGGTATCCACTGAGTGTTACCGCCCATGAAAATAATATTGAATATAATTCCTGCACTAACTTTTTTCTCCCGAACTTACATTGTAATGTTCGGCTCGAATTAGTGTAACCCAATCATGATCAGGTTCCCAACTGTCCATATTAATACACTGTCTTAACGAAAGCGTATTCGGTAACTCAAAATAGCCAAACTGTTCAGTGATATTTAGCACTTTTTGAGTAACCTTAGAAAGGTCAATATGCCTTAATTTCCAACTACTATCATCGCCCCATACACACCCAGCAATGAACCCAAATTTAGGATAAACGGTCTCGATAAATCCCGGTGTTAATTTTTCATCTCTAAATTCTTCTTCAGAGTAATCACAATCAACCAGATAATACTCATATGTATCTTTGTCTATTGAAGATGTCATCTTCAATGCTTGAGGTACATAAAATTCACCAGGACAAAATCCGCCAGAAGAAGGTGATTCGCCGCACCAATCTTCAACTGAATGTTCTCCCAATTTCATTACTCGTGTAGCGGTATAGTGAGCACTATAGAGCGCATACCATTCTTCATCTATGCGGAATGGATAAAAAGTTTTGTGACTACCCGAACTATAATTGCGAATATATGATCCAATCTGACTCACATCGTGCGGATCATTTGAATGACGTCGATAGATATCAACCCTAGTCGAGTTCCAGGTCCCGGGGGTATTTTGAATGGGATGCGTCTCAATATGAAACGGAGTATTAGGAAAATACTTCTTGTAAGATATATCCATAAAAATTAGGTGAGTGTCTTGCTAACCGGTCATAAAGCTACCTGCATGGTTGCGTCGGGTGCCAACCCTACCAATGCCCCCTGTATTTTTCTTCAATACAGTTCTTTGCCCATTTTCCCGACACCCGGGAGGAGATATCTTAAGACAGGAAAGAGGCGGTCTTCACTTTATCATTGTGTTGCCACATATCCACCGGCATATCTCTTTCTTGGCTGCCCTTTACCTACTCTTTCTTTTCAAATTGATGCAGATCGTAAACCTCTTTATCGAGTTCAGTTGCATCTTTCATAATGAAATCTCTGAATTCTTTGTCCTCCTTCATAACTTCAAGGAGCCATTCAGACAGTATCGGTTGTTGATTATTTTGCATAAGAAAAGCTTTGCTGACAAGACTGTCACCAATTCCCATAACTGGTAACTATCGCACACAAGCAGCATGCGGACGAATTTCCATCGTCGATCTTTGCAATTTATGTCTACCCTGTAGACTCGCTCAGAACACATAGGGCTCCCGGTTACCCATCCGCCGATCTTCTTTGTGTATCGGACACATTTTGGCCCTAAAGAGGGTGTCTTTCCATAATTCTTGGTCTCGGTGGCCGGATTCGAACTGGCGTTTCATGCTCCCAAAGCACGAGTATTAACCTGGCTATACTACACCGAGAATATTCTTTATTCTATCTACAATCTTTTCTTTGGTATCAATTCTAAAAATCGTATAACCTAATTTCTCTAATTCCCTGTCTCTTATGGCATCTTTTTCTTTATCATGCCATCTTGCACCATCAATTTCTATTATTATATTATTTATGTTAAAGTCAACAAAATATCTGTCAATTTGTTTCTGATGTTCAAATTGTATATTATTTTCTACCAAAAAGTCAAATGCAACCTTCTCCGGATATGTCATTTTATTTCTGTTTCCAGCGAGTCGTCTATTAGGATGTGTTTCTGGAAAATTCTTGTGTAATTGCTTGCGCCATAAAGACTTTTCTTCTTTCCGTTCATCCGTCCAATATTCATCGGAAGCTATAAACGGCTTCCATCCTAATTTTACTTTATTAGAAAAACTTAGGCCGCCGGCAGATAATTTTTCTGCCAATTCTGGATTTAATTCCTTTGTTTTTCCCTTATTCCAACTCGGTGGTAATTTATCTAAATTTTTTTCTAACCAACTTGGTTTTCTATCCGGATTAAGTTTGCATAATCTCTCATGTCCTATGAGAGATAAATTACTATTTCGTTTAGCTGGATTATTACAGTATTTACATATAAAAAGCGTCATGCATTATTTATACAAAACAGACGCATTAGCCCATTTTACTGACCACGCTTTCTAATCTTAATCTGTTGCCTTATGACTGTAAAAATCCAGTAAAGAATCACCAAGGGAAAACATATCCACCAAGGTGTACCAATTACCCATTTTAGTACAATGCCAATAAGTGCTAACGCAGTCACACAAAAAACAAAGATAACAATAATTCCGTTCACTAAATCGTCGTCCTTGCTCTTACCTGGAAAATATTTCACAAATAGGTCGCCGAGACGATTTAATAATTTTTCAATCATAGTACCAGCATTCCCAGCCAGCAAACAAATGCCGTCCAAATCAATGCACTATACAAGGTAATGACACCATACTCTGTATCATATGGACCAACCACACCCGGCACTATAAACATGCCAATAACCCATACAACAGAAATAAGAAAAACAGTAGTCATTACATTCCTAAATTCTTGCTCGTGTGTGGTTTTCCAGCCCACTGGTCACTAACGGTTCGGCCCCCGGCATCTCTTTCATATCCTAGGATATTTAGGCGGTCCATGCTGCCTTGAGTTATTTACAGTAAATCTCACAAAACCTACTGACTTCAATGAGGCAGCCAGTTTCAACCTCACTTCGACATGAGAGAGTCGAAGTCGCCCCAGCACACCTTTTACATGCGGTGCTCTACATGTGGAAATCGTGTTTCGCTCAGGCTTCTTCGCTCACCTTCACTATCGTTTCAACTCACGTGGCAGTTTGTGGTTCATACCAGGGAATTCGGATCTCACGGTCACCGTTATCGACTATACAGACATAGTCCCGTACCAACATCATTTTATAAGTCAAGGTTAACTTATCTCCGCTTGAAGAACCTCTGTGAAATTGATGTACATCTAAATTCCACTAAGTCACCTTCTCGCTTTATAGTCGGGAGAACAGACTCGAATTCTTGCTCGCTGTTGCCAACTTGTGGTAGCAACCTGCTCAACGTTTCAGCTCACGCCCCAGGAAAGTATGGGTCCTCATCCCTCGATAACGTCGGGACACGTCGGCCAAATTTTGTAGGACTTCGGCGACCTTACCGGAACCTTTTACATCTAGGCCCCCACGGGGCCCTTTATACCGGCTTGATGACAAGTTATAATATCCAATAAATTGGATTCTGGTGGGTTGTGAGAGCATCGAACTCCCGACCTACGCGGTGTAAACGCGCCGCTCTGCCACTGAGCTAACAACCCAAATTCTTAACAACTGCGTCTATTTTACCCCTGTAACACCATTGCTGTCAAGTCTGGCGATAATGTACCATTCAATAAGGTAAATTTATGTACCATGTCGCCCCTCTCTTCTATTTGCCAAGTGCATTCATTCCACGTAAAATTTGCAATGGTTCTATCACCGGTACTCTTAGTGGAATCATCAATCCAACAAACGGCACCGTTAATAATTGCCCTTCGTAAAAGAGGATAAAGGTCTTTAGTGAAATTTGTACAAATAATGTCGGATTTGTGTGGCCACATTACCTTACCTTGCCTTCGAGTTTTAACATCAGAAATTCATCTTCGGGAAAGGCACCGCGACCCTCACAGAATTCACATTCCTCATAACACTCGGTGTGACCGTTTGGATACAGCCTCGGGACCATTATTTCGCCCTTGCCCTTGCATTCACGGCATAGGTATTCTTTTTCTTCCATTATACTACGAATTCCTCTTTGACTGCAACCAACGAGCAAGTCCTAAAATTCCAATTGTAAATCAAGGTGTACTTATGAGGATATGATGGTTTGTTGTTATCTTCAAGGAACATAATTTCTGGATGTTTATTCATCACAGCATCACGGAGAACTTTAAGACTGTTCTCTGATTTCAAAGTAACAATGGTTACTTCCGTTCCTAATAGTTTTTCATTCATGATAATCCTTAGGTGTTGTAGGTATCGAAATCTCCAGGCCGGGTGGCGCCTTCGACAGGCTAAAAGGTCTTTCACCTAGTCTTGTATACTTAAAGTAGTGTGCTCCTGCGAGACTATTTCCTACAACTGATATTTATTTCAGCCCCTTACGCTTTTTCCAATCTTCGACATCAAATGGCTTCACATCACGAAATTTATCAAATGTCGGCTCTGTCTTCGACACCTGTTTTTCCTTGTACCAGATATAGGGCCAAAGTATAAAAAGAAGAATTACGAAGAATAAGGACCCGAGGACACTCAGTCCACTATTTCTAAGCATTCTATAGGAAGTCATGTCAATCCTTTAAGATAATTTTATATTCGCCAGATTGAATCTGATCAAACATATCTCTTAGGACGCTAAGGTAGGCCGAAGGACCAGTGAAGCTCATACGAGTTTCGTTCTTTTCCGCTTCCTTGATTGCGGTATTCAGGGCAGCAAGGAGAGTGTTGCGGTAGACTTCCATTATACTTTTACCTTTGTATCGTGAATAATAAGTTCAATTTTTTCACGAATAACAGGTACACTTAGTTCCTGCAGACGAGCCGTGGCCGTATTCATTTTAGTCCACATTTGTGGGAAATCATTAGTATGTGTGGTCAGATAGAAGAAGTTTTTATCGCCCAGAACTGGATCTCTGGCAATCTCAGAGGTCTTCCAGTGTAGTTCCCTGGCAATAGAAGATGCGGTTTCGGCGTATTCAGTCGAAACAGTGATATGACATTCGTACAACATTATTTTGCCGTCTCGACGTTTTCTTTAATTTCAGGAATAGCAGATAGGAGACCTTTTGCAAAATCTTCAACAGATTTTACATCTGGAAATTTGATGATTGTACTATCGCCGACATGGATAAAAATGCCCTCGTCAAAACGATCGCCATCCTTATCATAGAGATTTACGCTAAAATAAAATTCCATATTTTCTTTCTATAAGATGATCTTATATCTCGGTGATTCAATAAATTCTCTAAATGAATTATCAAATTCATCAATAATTGTAGTATTGATAGCCATCCCTGTCCTGACCTGCTGAATATGATTCCAGTAAGATTTTTCAGCTTGGCGCCAGCGATGATACTCGGGATGTTCTCTACGATAATACTCTTCTAATTCAGGTGTTAATGTGTCAATCATTTTATTTTTGGTGGGCAAGAAGAGACTCGAACTCTTACGCCTTTCGGCGCTGGAACCTAAATCCAGTGCGGCTACCAATTACGCCACTTGCCCATTTTTCCGTTGTTGCCACCACAATTTTATAGCCTGTGATGTTTTTTGTCTATGCTCCACAGACTTTGGCTTGTCCTTGTTCCCAGAACCATGTTTATTTCCGGATTTGCCCCTTGCATTCATTTTGCAAGCCTGTTCATATCCATATTTTTCAACAGTCCTCTGCCAGACCGAACTGCCGTGTCCCTGATCTAATCGATTTTCCTTTGCTGTACCCCAATATAAATGATTAGGATTGCTACATTTTTCGTTATTACAAGCATGGCATATATGTATCTTATGCCCTGTCGGGATTGTGGTATCCAACAGGTGTGCCATCAATCCTTTACAATAAGAAGATAAACCACCCTTTTGTGGTCCGCCCCGTTCTATACAGGGTTCGTGCAACCTAAGATGGCGCTGCCTATCTTCTTTCGGTAAGGTTATATATTCTTCAATCAGATGCATGCTTTATTTATGCTAAACATAAAGAAAACACAAACTTTTATGTTTACTGTTTATGCAAGTTGTCAAAAAGTGCTTCTGTCTTTTGACGTGCCTGAAAACTCACATTTACAATTTCAACGCTTCCATCTACTTCTTCAAACATAACCAAGTCATCTCTCAACCAAGGCACGGGACCTTCAAAAAAAGACTCGGGAATATGTATGAAATCTACTTCACTAAGCTTGTATAAAGCCTTTTCGTTAGGATTTTCCATTCTTTCCTCTTAGTTTATCTTCAAGATAATCAAGGTGAGTATATTCCTTTATTACCTTACCGGGACGCATTATTTCAAGCTTTACAAAACTTTCAATTGAAGCCTCGGCTGCAAATAATGTCTTCTCTTTAGCAAGAGTGTTCCAGAGAATCCATCCCTTCTGCTGAATTAGATAAGGATAATCAGCATCATCACTGATTCTAATTCTATATCTAAATTTAATTTTATCTTTTGAGAACATTTGTTGGCTTTCCAGTGCTTCTTGCATAACGAATAGTCGTCCAGGTGCCACTACGAATAATCTCATTATCTGATTTAGGAGCACCGATAAGAAACTCGGTGTTATCGACAATCTTTTTATCCCTGGGCAGATAGGCCTCGGGTTCCTTATGCTCGTCTCCCTTTTTGAATGCTTGTCGGTACGAAGATTTCGGAGGATATACAACAATCTTCACTGCAGGAAAAAACATTCTTACGATGTCATGGGCCTCTGCGTCGGCACCTTCGCAATCACCATGATGGAATTCTGTTGGATTTAGATCAAGCATCAGAACAACAAATTGCTCTTTCTGATGCTGACTCATTCCTTCTCTAGTTCCGGTAAATCCAATTTTCATTTTTTTGTTACCGGTTCATCAACCACACAGGTGCAATAGAGTCTGAATAGAATTGCAGTCTCCTCATCCTTGAAGGAATAAGATACCATTCTATTTTCGCCGTGGTCCTTTGGATCAAGTCTTTCTGTGTGCATATTAGGGCCATGCTGACGGAAAAATCCACGAGGAAGTTTACCAATTTCACTAAAAAGTGTAGTAACCTTATAATTGAAACTCATATTAAACCTTGGTTGAAAATTTTAATTTGAATGTGATTGCATCGCATTCATTTTTGAATCCGTAGGTTACCTCCCTACTTTTGTCAAACATACTCAATGCTATATTGGAAACAACTATATAGTCAATCGGCGGGGATGATTCGATAAGCCAATCAACCAATTCAACCGGAGCAATTATGTCCTCGGTGATAATAGTCACCTTAAAGGGATAATATCTCTTTATGTGTTCAAAATCCTCAGTCGTTGCTGCCGAACCGTATTTTAAACGCAAGAGCATCTTCTTCTTTCTTAAAGTAGTAGTCTAATTCAGAAGTGTCTTCGCCGTAATCCAATGGATCTTTATAACGACGCCAGCTGTTCTTCTCTAGTTTATCTAACCACAGACCAACATTAGGCGACCAGTCACGACTCCACATCATTACATGATACGGATAATCCTCAAACAAGTTCTTTAAGCTCCAGATACATCTTATGATACTTCTCGATTCGTTTAATGTCCTTCTCGGTAATCCCCTTCAGTCGACGAATGTCACTGTTATGGCGCAGATCAGCAAGCTTCACACGGATACCATCCTTGTTGGCCTTGATCTTAGCCATATATTCATCATGCGACTCGCCGGGAATTTTTGTAACCGAAGCGATGCCGGCAAGAATACGCTCACTAAAGCCCATCTCACGAAGCATAGCATAGGTAACATATTTGCCGCGGTCTTCGATGAGATCGTGAGCCAATGCAATGCAACACAACTCTTCGTCGTCGGACTTCAGATAGTGCATTACCTTTAGGCAATGAAGAACATAGGGAACACCACCCTTATCAAAGATACCGTCAAATTGTGACGTTACCAAAACAAGCATTTTATTGAGTGCTTCACCGCGCTTCATAACTTCTCCTTTATGACACTATTATGCCATAGGGCTGGCGATGGCGTCAACAAGAAGTTGCTGATTATATCGATCAATAAAGAAATCTGGTGCATAGACATCACCATAATATCTATACCAGTTTGGTTTCTCATTCAATCTCTGAGCGATGCGATCGATGTTTACCTGTATATCTTCTTTTGTAGGCCGCCAATTCATTTGGGTTATTCGAAGCCAGACAAGGGTATAATCAATTGTCTCGAAGTCAAAAGGAGCAATATTAAACCCACGCTGATGCAATTCATTAGTAAGATCGTTAAATCGCTGTTTTAAGAAAGGAAGTTTATTATAGAAGAATGTAACATGCCCTGCATTCAATGTATATTTAGGACTAATCTTCTCAATAATTGTTTCAACGGATTGTGTCTGCAGAGATCTTTTTGCCGCAGGTGCAATCATTTTGATTTCACGCCATTCGGCAAATAAATGCTGGTCGGCTAAATCTTCAACCCGAACTAAATTGATTCTTGTCATAATAAAAAGATGGATCACGGGTTCGAACCGTGTTCAGCATTGTAAAGAGGCTATGTTACCAAATACACCAATCCGTGTGGCGCCTGGTGCAGGATTCGAACCCGCGACGCAAGGTGTTAGGGACCCCCGCTCTAACCGCTGAGCTAACCAGGCATACATCTATTATGCATAGATGCAATATTGATGTCAATCGGTATGCTTGTACAGATTCCACCGCCTGAAGAAGTTTTGTTCTCTTCTTTCAGTAATGGGCTTTGTGCATAATGCACTGTAACCCATCGGACCGAAATCAGGCTCATAGAACATATAGAATTCAATACCTCTTCCATCAATAGTATCTGCAATCCGCTTTAGATCATCTTGGTCCTTGGCAGAAAGAAGAATCATACTCGAGATCCCGTTTGTATCCTGGAATTTTTTGCCGGCCTCATAGCAAGCATGTCCAATCTGGACAATTTTTTGCTCAGGTGACAAATCTTCCCTGATAAACATATAGATATAGCTCATTGTATTTCCTTTCCGTGGACCTTAATTTCCTTAGCATACGAAAGAAGTTGTTGCTTCTCCTCTTCATCAAGCCAGGTAATCAGGGTTGAATTCTTGATTGCCCAAAGTGCTGATTCAAGAGATCCATACGGGTATGCACCGTTCTCAAGCTTAACGGGGTTGGTGATGGGTTTGAATGATTTCTGAAGTCTGCTAATCGCACCATTCTTGCCTTGTTCTTTGACAAGGGCCCTGTAAATGCACAGAGCAGCGATATCTTCACGAGTAATTTTACGTTCGGCAGCGAGTGCCTTCCATTGTTGACGAATGTCTTTCATTTTGTTCTTCCTATAAAAAATTTGTTGATTAGAAAAATTGCGTTGCACAAGATTGAGCTAATCAATTCTTAGGAAGAATTGTAATAAACCTACATCATAGTAGTTTCTCCATATAAGTTGTAAAACTATTTAGTCTCAAAACGAGACACACAAATAAAATAGGTAAGATGTTGATTATAAGTCAAGATCACAGATGTACGGTTATCAGCCTATACATATACCTATGTTTATGAATTGTGTAGATCCTTCCGTCTTCAACACGGACGCGCCCGATTGGCCGAAACCAATATACACTGTTATACACAATTCATAAACACAGCTATATTTGTGAATTAGGTAGTCCTTCTTTCAGCGCGTCCGCCTATTCGTGTGCCGCACACCGTTATACCTAATTCACAAACACAGAGCGTCCAGCCGGAATCGAACACGGTCTCCTAGTTGAAGCTAGGTATGTTACCATACACCATGGAATATGTGTTTGTTACCACTACTTTAGTCACCTATTAGCAACCTGTCAAATGGTTGTGGCTCCATTCTAAAGTTGTAGGGGGCTCTTCCGATGCCCCCTCACCCGTCCAAAGCCAAAGCTGTAAGTCTTAGGGTGGATCATGCAATAAGACTATAGCAGCTCGAGCGCTGTTCCGCAATCTGAACAGAATTTAGCATTCGCTTTATTCAGATGTCCACAAGTGGTACATTTTTGTTTTGTCTTAACTGTGACAGGTTGCTTAACTTCGACTTCGCCTACTTTGCCAAACAATCTCAGAACAATTACATGAGATTGTGACTCAGAATTAAAACCATAGACGGGAACAAATTCCTGGGATACCTTTGAACCTGCTACCGTAATGCCTGCCTCATTGGCTGTTTGGGCCTGATTGATGAATACGCTATCTGCTGTCGGAGTAGCCGCATTCATAGCAATTGCATCACCTGCAATAGTAGCTGAGGCAGAAGCCACGGCACTCTGCACCACAGCGTCACCAAGGCCGCGAGCAGCACCGAGCTTGACACCAGAAATATCCCCACTCTTACTTGCAATGGATCCTGTTGTAGAATAGTATGGCCCTGTTGTCCAAGTTTGATGCCATGTCGGCCAAGTAGTCTCTTTTACAAAAATATCTTTGTAATAATTGGTTGTGTAGGTGTACTCATGAGCACGCTTTTCGAACCAGTATTCAACACTAATGATGCCATCCTCGGCTTTTATGCCGCGTGGTCCATTCTCAATCTTCTCAGTACGCTCGATAAATTTGAAGGCATTACCCTCTTTCATATTACCGTTACGCATGAAACGCTTGATTTCTGTTTCGGAGTTTGCATTGACAACAATATCGTCACCCAATGCATCGTCGCCGTCAATGCGCAACCTAAATTTCACACGACGGGAATCAAGGTTCTTTACAAGAACGCTGTATTCAGATCCAAATGGGAGTTTTACAATATCGCCGTTTTCGCGAAGGATTTTTCCGTTGTGTTTGATAGCCACAACGAGCTTATTTTGATACATCATGATTTCCTTTTACTGCACACTGACTAAGTGCATAAGTTAAAGTCAGTTGGTTGTCCGGAATGGACTATGGTATTTACCATCTTAAGATTGTAACATTACGAAACGCGATTGTCAAGAACGGTAAATAATGTAAAGGAGTTCACATGAAGAAACTTATTCTAATTCTTGCTATCTTTTTATCAGCTTGTGGAACTATTTCCGGGCCAGCTAACTTTGATAACAATGAATATGCACTTGTCAATCGTATATACACCCTTGCCGATGTATATAAATTAGGATGCAATGATCCTGAAAAAACAAAAAGAAACTTTGATAAACTTGCCGAATTATCAATGGAGCTTCTAAATTACAGCTCTGATTTACCTAACAACCTCGATACGGTAAAATTAGTCAATCCACTAAATAAGATGATTTCAGATGCTGATATAAAATTCAATCAAGAAGCCCATACAGTGACCTACTGCAAACTAAAACTTGATAATATTAATACATCTGCAGGCATTGTGAAAGAAGCAATTGCAAAAAGGAGAAGATAATGGATTTTAAGCACGATCTTGCCGAATTACTCGGTTCCAACAATGCAATAGCACAAAAAATTGCACAACAGGTCAAGAATATTAACGATGCACTCGAGGCAAATGCTATTTCTGCGACTGAGGCAGAGGATTTACTGAAAGATATAGAAGTTGAAAAACAATTACTTGTTCTTGCCGACGATTTGAAAGCAAAGATACTTGTTCAAAAAGTTATTGACGGTTTGGTAAGCATCATTACTAACTTTTCATCATTCATTAAGCCATAAAAATGGGGACCGAGGTCCCCATGGTTGTTTGGATTATAAGGTATTTCCTACCCCATTCGCGGCCGTTTTTTAGGCGGCTAGAGCGAGACTACGATGGCCGGTAATGTCGAATTGCATCAGCATATGTTTTATTTTTATAGTGTTCTTTAAGAGCTTCATCCATTGATTTATCTCCCTTTAATCGATTACTGTACCAATTTAGCGGTTGAAGATTAGAGGGATCATCTGTACCCGCTGAAGAAACAGGAACAATATGATCAACTTCCCAGCCATGATTATGGTTGTGATTTCCATATTGTCTATAGTCCATAATTCTTCCGAATGGATCAATTTTAATTGAAGATGTCACCTTTCCTTCGACTATGATACTTTCACTTAATAATCCATTTGCATTGCCGGACGACAACCAAACTTCTTTATAATTAAACATTTTACTTTCCTTTAAAAATCAATAAAAATCCACTCAATTTATTGAGTGTCAAGGCGCATAAACTCGTACACGGGAGCCCTAGCCTTTGGAGATTCCCCTGGCAACTAGCTATGCTCACTGATACCATATCAATGTACTGTATTTATGATTTTTGTGGTTAGGCAGCAATTACCAATAAATACTATATGCCTGATAAATAGCATAAACTTAAAGGAAATAACATGATTGGATTTATTTACGTTTGGAAAGATAAATTAAGAAACATGTATTATGTGGGATCTCATATCGGAACACCCGATGATGGATATATATCATCTTCTCGTTGGTTAAATTTTGAATATCAATATCGTCCTCAGGATTTTAGGCGCAGAATTATAAAAGAAGTCGATATAGAAAACTTAAAAATAGAAGAATATCAATTTATCTGTATGATTAAACCACACGAATTTGGCAAGAAATACTATAACTTAAAAATTGGTGCACCGAAAGGTACAACACCTTGGAACAAAGGAACACAAGGTATTTTCTCCGAAGAGCATCGCAAGAAAATATCTCAAAGTAAGATAGGTCACGCGGCGTGGAATAAAGGAACACCAAATCCGTTAGGTGCCAAGAATGGCAGGAAGGGTGCTAAAAAACTTTCAGAAACTGCTAAGGGAAGAAAACGATTCTATAAAGAAGATGGTTCATGGACCTGGCAATATCCGGAAAACAAATAAGAAGGGGCCCGAAGGCCCCCTGATTATTGGGTAAGAAGGTAATCAACCCCCGGTGGTTTACGCGGCTAGCGCAACCTCACCATAGAATGCATCATTTGCATTTAGTTTGTTTTCGTGAGTTACGGTCATTGCCACAGTGTCGCGTCCCTCATCTCAGCAACCCAATCGAAACCTGGTCGGCCCCATCAGAAGTAGACATCCTGCGTTTTAGGGGTAATACAAGAATTGTGACTTCGACGTTTGCAACCGCCAAGGCATCAAATTGTATGCAGGTAGAACCATTCTTATCTACTTTTGGTGGAGCCGGCGGGAATCGAACCCGCGTCTTGAACCCATCAATTTAGTCCGAATTACGACAATAAAAACATTGTACGGTTATTTACCGCCCTTGTCAATAATGGGTGCATCCCTGCGAGGCATCTCTTCAAAACATATTGTTCCTATCTTTATATGGAACTTTAGTTTTTCGTATCCACGCTGAATGTACACATCAACATAACCATTTATCACTTCTTCTCCGGGATTTAGAAGTTGGTCACCCACTCTGATACCAGCCTTATAGGCCGGATATTGTTCTGGCGCCCTATATACCGCATTTACCGGACCATAATATAAAACACCTATTCCCCGATATGTCGAAGCTTTATCTTTACAGGGAATAATCTCTTCAGAGATCTCCGATGGCATTGTTAATCCAATTTCGGATTTTGGTACAGTTATGGTGTCACGAGATACCTTAGGGTCAGATAATAACTGTACCTCTACTGTATTTTCTTCTAAATTACTAACTGTTTCTCTTTTATGTAGAACTGGTGGTAGAAATAAATAGAGAAACAGGAACAGATGAAGCAGAAAGCTTGCAACTATTCCTGTTAATTTTTCTTTGCGCGGCATCAGCTATTTATTACCAGAGTAGGTCAAAGTAACCACGCATAACCTTTGATACGGTTGAAGTTTTATCACTATTGTGATCTTTAACGGTATCGTCTTGGAAGCGATATGTTCTAATCTTATCGCCTCTCATTCCCGAACCAACCTGTTGCTTACGCTCAGCCGATAATGATTGATTTTTTTCTCGTCTGTCATTTTGTTGAAGAAGTTGAATCATTGTCGATTTTGCTTCCTCAAGACTTGTTTGGCGTGAACGATTTTGTGAAGTAGTTACAAGGCCTGTTTCTATATGAATGACTCTACAAGAATTTTGATGTTTATTCCTGTGTTGGCCACCAGCGCCTGTGCCACTAAACCATTCTATACGAAAATCTTTATCAGTATAATCTCTCTTCTGTATAGATGGATCAATTACCGCAACGGTAACTGTACTTGTATGGACTCTTCCACGTTTTTCAGTAGGTGGAATTCGCTGAATTCTATGCCCACCTGCTTCATTTTGTAACTGTGTTAAATTTTCCCCGACTATTTCGATATGCAATTCGCCGGGCATGTCTCTAATCACACGATTGAGTCATCCTACGCGATCAAAATGTCGTTGATATGCTTGTGCAAGATCTTTCACGAAGAGCTTGCTATCTTCTCCGCCCTCAGCGGATCTAATTTCAACTATCCTGCGTTGAGTTGTCATTTTTATTTTTCCTCTGTTGTGCTAATCGTCTCGCCTCAGACCAAGTCTTCCCTTTAGAAGCTTCGGATTTGGCTTTCTTTTGTTCCTCGGTCCATTTTCTGCCGGGTTTTCCTTTATTTGGAGATGGTTTTCCTTTATTTGGATGTTCTTTGCCTTTCCAATAACCTTCCTTTCCCAGCATATGTCCAATCTTGCCTACATTTTTACCAATCATAGCAGTAGATCTCTTTGCAATAGTTTCGGCCGATTGTTTTATTCCTTTTTTTGCAATAGAAATTTTCTCTATAATTTCTTCAGAATAGATATTTGTTTTTCCTTTGTTCCAGGGCACCTGAACTCCAGTTTTACCCTTATTCCACGGTGTTTGACCTATGTGTCCGGAAGCCCCGTCTCCACCATCTGTTCTATTATGAAGTATACCAGTACCCAGGTCCTTACGACCATACCACCTAATCATCCTTCTTTCTAAAGCAAATGCACCAATTTCTGTAAGATTTGTTTCAAGAAAAACTACATTTGATTTATCTTTAGGCACAGGAACATTATTGTGGTACTCATATGCCCTTCCTTTTTTGCCCTTCCCGATATAATAGGGAGTTCCTGCATCAGCAGTCGGTGAATTTGTGTTTCGAACATATGCATAAACATAATACATCAATTATTTATTGATAATTCAACAACTCTCTTCATTTATTAACGAAATTATCTACTGTTAGAACTACAGGAGATTCAAGATCTTCCGGCGTTGCTGATCTTCTATTTATTGTACCTGGTGGTGCAATAAAAGATGCAATAAGAAATTTTTCCATAATTTCATGCACAATTATATACGCCTCAACATCCCCGTGTAATTTCCAAAGATTATATGTCCAAAACTCCGGAGTACAGAAATAAGATATCAATGATGGAGGTCCAAAACCTATACAAGCATCTACCATTTCTGTGTCAATTACTAGTATATTTTCGATTTCAAAATTTGTCCCTACAATTTTCGAACATTCTTTAAATAAAATTGCTTTTGAAACTTTATTAATTGTGGTATCAAGAACCTTCTTATCAAAGGTATATACGCCTATTGTAGATGCAGTGATACCATGATTACCCAATATCACATGTTCCTTCAAATTCAATTTTTTTAATTTAGAAAATGAATATTTTTGATGCGTCGGTAATCTTTCTTTCCAGGCCGAATGCATAGTTGATTCCGATGGGTCTAATGCAAGGAACACTGAATCAGCAAACAGCTCATCGGTGTTCGACGAACCATGATTACACATTTCACACGAATTTACTGTATATAAGGAGATACCTTTTCTACTAAAATCCATTCTTTGTTGTTTAGCCAACATAACCTTCGGCGGTACATGATCTTTTGTAACCTTACAGATCTGGCCGCAGTAAATACATGTTCCCATGTAGGCCATTCTCTTCTCCATAAAATTGGCGGTCCGTACGGGATTCGAACCCGTGGTCTCCTGCGTGACAGGCAGGCGCATTAAGCCAAGCTATGCTAACGAACCAAATATAAATGATTATTCTATAGCCGGGATTCTGTGCCCTTTCGGGTGACAATCATTTGACTACGGCTTATTTACCGTCCTCCCCAGGTTTCAATCTGGATCCTTGGTGCACCAACCCGTTTCCTCGGCGAGCAGCGTCATAGGAAACTGTTTGGCTTGCTGCGGTATCGTTGTGGTAAAGGCGTGTCAGAACTCTAATAGTGCAGGGCACTTTCATGCCTGGGACCATATAATCCTTTTCCTTACCGGCGTTCTATTAAAGATAACACTCCCACAGAGCGATGATTCCTGCTCTTTGCAGTCCCGAACTTCCTCTATACTTTCGTACAGCGATTGTCCGAATAATCAAAAACACGTTGCCCGGTCGGTGACCAAACCGACCTCGCTTAATTCTTATCTAAAATTTAGATGAATTTTCAGAATTACATCCGAGCTGCGAACTTAGCTTTAGGATCACTGAAATAGACTCCCACCACCCTAGGGAATTACGTGGCATCTAAAGGGTACAGATAACACCGCGCTACCGGAGCATAATTTAGTCTGGCAACGTATTAGGCTATTTTACTTGCACGCCTTTAGTTTTGCAACCAATTCTGTCTCGTAACCGAGATGAAGTTGACGATCTGCCAGCAATGCTTTGGCTTTTTCGTGAATATCTTGATCTTCTGTCAATTTATCAAAATTAAAATCAGGCTTGCTTGGGTATTCTTCCTTACAGGGAACAGGTACAGGGATTTCAACTCTCTGTGTTTCAATTTTTACAACAGGTACGGTGGCTCCGCAGCCTGCAAGAAGAAACATCGGCAGGATAAGCAAATTACTTACGCGCATTTCTTATCTCCTCATTGATTAATGCATTGGCAGCATCGCATTTATTCAAATTCTGCGGAGCTTTCCTATTCATAAGGTCCTCTGCCTTCTTCTTATAAGTCTCTGCGACTGCCTGTGCCTTCTTTACTTCTTCGGCATTCTTGGCTACTCGCTCATCTCCCTCTTTCTTTAACTTCTCAATGGCATCATTCTGAACCTTGATCTCACCTTGTAATTGCTTGAGATTTGCCTGAGATGTCTCAAGCAACGTCTGTACCGCTGCCTTCTCGGCCTCAAGTGTTTTATTGCTTGATTTTAGCAAGGAAATGCGAAAACTTTGCCCGGCCAATGCAAGGGCAAGTATTGCCATGGCGACCAGCGCCTTATTCTTCAGTAAAAATTCGAGTATGAACATAATAGTATTTATCCGAAGTATAAATGAGAAAGCCCATTGCCAATTACGACAATGGGCATATTGGCAAGGGAAGTCGGAGTCGAACCGACACCTGACAGATTCAAAGTCTGGCGCTCTACCAATTAAGCTACTCCCCAATTGTAAAATCAGAATTCATTTAACAAACCCTGCCGGTATTACCGGGGTGGGGTTCGATTGGAGTTGAACCAATTTTAACCGAAGTTATTGCTGTATGAATTCTTTAGAAAAATATTGAAGTTAGATTAGTCTTTATTCTACTGATTGACAGATATCGTATGTAGAATAGGCCACACCTCAAAACTTTTATTGTGTATGTCGACACCTATTCTGTTTTGGTCCTAACCAGCCCTGAGAGACATAGTTACCTATGTTCCTAACTTCAAATTTGGTACCCGTGATCGGATTCGAACCGATACTGTACAGGGTTTAAGTCTGCTGCCTCTACCTATTGCGCTACACGGGCTCATTCTTGTTCATCTCGGCGATCGCTCTTTTCAACCTGATGGATGTAATCCGCCAATGTGCGAATTTCTTTTTTCTCTTCTTTCTTTTTTCCGAAGATTCTATCCCAACCATCTCGGTAGAGATCGTTATTGGTTTTTGATTTGAGCTCATCACCTGTAATTTCGTTTCTACTTGTCATAATATAATAAAAAGATGTAAAATTAGCTTTCGTACACCGCTACAGCCGCCTTTCCGTGTACTCCCCCGGGACAATACTGTTTATCTGCTCGATATGCCTCCGAGCATTTACATGAGCTAATTAGCCGGGCTAAGGTTTTCTCGTCTCGAAGAATAGTTGCTGCTGGGTAGCTAATCCAATGCCCTATGCTTCTTACGACCCTAAACATCAAATTTGGAGGTCGGGGGTGGATTCGAACCACCGCTGTATACCGAGTAGTGTGCTTGCTTTGCAGGCAAGTGCATTCGACCGCTTTGCTACCCGACCATTATTCTCAATAATTCGATAATGTAGCAGGCCCTTTGATTCACAGTCTCGGACATACCACCAGTCATCTTGACTAGCTTCTCGAATTATTTAGTTGTTACAACTTCTACACCAAGCTCAGATGCTAATTTTTCTAACATTTTTTGCTTAGATTCCTTATCTTTTAATTCCTTCTTAAACTTTCTCTGTAAAGCAGCTTCTTCCTTCTTACGCTTTTCGTCAGCAAGCCTTGCCTCTTCTGCCGCAAGTAACTTCTTATAATCAGAAACTGTCTTTGCAATAAATTCTTTCTGATTTACAACCTGTTCGATTACCTTGAAGGTTCCGTGATGTTGCTCAGCTCTAAGTAACAATTCATATTCTTCGTCGGTTACTTCTTCCCACTCAGTAATACTATTTGCCACTAGAACATCGCCATAATTATCACCATAACTATCATAATAAGCGTATGGCACCTTTCTTATTGAGATAATTGCAATCTTGTGTGACATAATATTCCTTAGTGAATTCTCGAAAGCTCCCTTATCTGGGTTATCGTCGTTTTTGCTTCTTCTCGCAGTCAGCTTTATAAGAAACTTGGTGGGGCAGGATGGATTCGAACCAACTTAGCCGGAGGCGACAGATTTACAGTCTGCTGAGGATCTCCAACTCCCCTGCTACCCCATAATAGTCGGCAGAACGTTGCCAGCGTGGAGAGATATACAGTCAACTCCAATCTTGGTAGGGCTGGAGGGACTCGAACCCTCTCCTGGCAGATTAAAAGTCTGCTGTGCTAACCATTGAACACTACAACCCCATTATTACTTTTTCGCATTGTCTCTATCAAGTAGCAGAGTATTCAAATCTTTGATGCCACCGGCCTGGGTACCGTGGATCCAATGATGCAGATTAGGTCTTAGATAGAATGCAAGTTTTCTATATAAATCACTGTCGCCTTCATTCCCTTGAACTTTTTCCTGCATCTTCTCAGCTAGTGTCAGAGAGACTTCAAGATGATATTTGATTTGTTCGAGATAATTTTTATATTCTTCAGAAGCGTCCATATTTTCTCTTCATTTCTAGATGCATCTTGATTGCTGCACCGCTTGGAAATTTATCACCTTTTAGAAATTCTACACCATTGAGTGTGAATGGACTAATAACCTCATCACCGTTCCAGTAATTTCTTACAGTCTTGATAAATCCCATTTCCTCAATATTATTTCTAAACTCAGCAAACTTAGGATGATCCTCTGAATGTGTACTCGAGATAATGTCTGTTCCTTTTAGTACCTTCACTAACTCATCTTCGGTGAGTTCTTTCTTATTGACATACATACTCCATGTCTTTGTTATGGAGATTGAACACAGATATTTGTCATCTAATTCAAAATTGTAACTTATTACTTTCATTTTCGAGATACCTAATGAAAAGAGGTGTGACTAAATCATTTAAGTCCGTTAGTTCTATTTCCTGTACCATTGCATTTTCATTAACTATTTCAAATTCATTTTCCAGAATTCTTCTTTTATTAATTATAATACCCGTATCAGGATTATGCACAAAATCATGGTCGCCTGAGCCGTCGCCTATATTTGTGCGATAGGCTTTCCAACCTCTCAACTTTGCAATTAGTATCAAATCATTCATATAGGTGGCGGAGATTATGCGATTCGAACGCATGCGGCGTCTCTACGACACCGGCCTCTTCTTAGCAGGAAGGCACAATACCTGACTCTGTCAAATCTCCAAATGTGTAATCCCAGGAAGGATTCGAACCTTAAGTGTATCAGACTCCGAGTCTTACCATGTACCTACTCAGTCTTCATTACCCTTTCTCTGATACATACTCGGGATTATTACTAGCTTCTCGGCGACTCGCATGGGACAAATCATTGTAGCATGGCCACAATCTCTTGTAAAGGCCACCCCGGCAGGAGTCGAACCTGCTTTACCACGCACCGAATCGAACGGAGTCTCCGGCTTGCGCGCGAGGCCGGGGGAACCAACCCACGAGGTGATTATTTTACGAAATGAGGATAACCTTCCTTAGCCTTCCAGGATAGATGAATCCATCCCTTAGGGACATAATGGCTGATACCTTGGGCATCAAAAATTCTATGTCCACCCGAGCTAACTGATAGCCACAGGGGCTGATCAATGGTTACTGAATTATTATCGAAATCATATTTGCGAAACTCCTCGCTTGAGATGTCCACAAATTTATTATCTGATTCATTTTTGAATACTACCGACATACAAACTCCTAATAAGTTATACTCAAAATGTTCTGGAGTGCAGAAACAGAGCAGGATTAGATTTGTATTTATCGTTTATGGCAACCCCTGTCCGACTCGAACGGACACCCCCCTGACTCAGAATCAAGTGCTCTACCAATTAAGCTAAGAGGCAATTGTTGGTGTCGACCACGGGTTCTCCTGTCGACTCTACACACCCTCTTGTGACTGGTTGTGCAGTATATGGCGCTCACCGCCGGCTTCACACCGTACTCCAAGTTTGGTAATATTACCTCCGAACCTACACATCTCGTGCTGAGTGAGCATAAAAGAATCCCGCATTCCTCCGACTCTCAGCCGTAGCCTTCCTCGGACTCTCAACGGGATAACTGGTACACCTACGGGGAATCGAACCCCGCTTTACGCCGTGAAAGGGCGCCGTCCTAACCGATAGACGATAGGTGCATTGTATGGCAAGGGCGGTAGGAATCGGACCCATTCCAACAAGGTTCAAAGCCTCGTGTCGCTCCAAGCGTCACCCCAATTGTAAAAGAGACAGTAACACGATCGGGCTTCTGGGTGCCGATACCAGTTGCTTTCGCAACAGACCGAAAAGGTCTCGTTGTATGTCTATAAATTAATTACAATTATGGGTGGTATCAATAATTTTCCACCCATACGTATCAGATATTTGTTGAAATTCAACCTTACACTTTACCACGTTGAAACAACGTGGGCAAAATTTACTATGATAGTCTTGTTGGCCGATATAATTATACATTGGCAAGGATTCTAAATTTCCAATCCTTGTTTTCCATTCTATTAATTCCATAATTGTCCTAGATGGTATCCCTATCGGGATTCGAACCCGACTTTCCACCTTGAGAGGGTAGCGTCCTTTGCCACTAGACGATAGGGATATAGACAGTATCAAAAGTAATGCCGGTGCTCGAGTGCCGATTCGTTAAGCCTAAGGGAGAAGACCGTAAAAGCCCTTAATCCACCTTCTTACTGCGACGGTCTATCGTTTGATACCGATATTACTTATAACAATTTGATGGACCCGCGTAGAGGAATCGAACCTCTGCAATCTGGTTTCGTAGACCGGACGCCAAATCCATTGGACGCGAGATTAATAGTAACGCTCGAAGAGACTTACCTGACGCTTCTGATGGTATTCTCGTTCAAGACGGTCAACATCTTCAACCGACTGTGGATTACCCGCAGCAATATATGCCTCGAGGTTATCGTGATATGTAGGAGATGTAAAAATTTCTTTCAATAATTCAAAAATATTAGGAATGTTCATGTTCATATTTGCCTCTTAGTGTTTACACTAATATTTATACTGCATTGCAGCAAAATTGTCAAATATGTTATTGGTAGTCGGTGCGAGAATCGAACTCACGAATGCGGCGTATGAAACCACTGTTATACCACTTAACTAACCGACCATAAAATTGGCGGACCTCGATGGATTTGAACCATAACCCCGGCCGGGATCAAATATGTTTCACAGTGATTTGCGTGTTCGCCCATACACTTCGAAGGTCCATGTTTTGGTGCCGCCTCCTGGGATCGAACCAGGTTCCTATGCTCTTCAGGCATCTGTGAGGACCACCTTCACCAAAGCGGCTTAATATATCGGAATGCTTTTTTTGCGTTTTCAAATTACAAGTTTGATGCTTTTTATTTTGCTGAACGCATTCCTTAAAAATTGGCGTGTCTCGACGATAATTTTCGTCCGAGGCTGTAGACAGCAAGACACATAACTGGTGCGGGCTAGGGGAATCGAACCCCTGACTACTGGTTGGCAACCAATAATTATACCATTTAACTAAGCACGCATTATATGGCGGGGAAAGGGTCGTGTCGATCGCCTACCTGTTCTTCACAAGTACATCTGTTTTCAAGACAGTGACGGAGGCCGCTCCGCATCATTCCCCATAATAGATTTGACGGACTGCTTTGCCATTTTCGTAGCAGCCAACGATGGCGTCATCAAATTTTGGTACCCGGATAGAGAATCGAACTCTACACTTGCCTACTTGTAAGGAAGGTGGCTTCACCAGCTGCACTCTCCGGGCATATTCGTTTACGCTATACAGGATTCGAACCTGCGACCTCCACCGTTGCGGGGTGGTGTTCTGGGCCTCTGAACTAATAGGCGTCTCTGTATAAAACCAATGTATACAACATTGATAATAGTGAATGGTGCCGCGTGATGGATTCGAACCACCCACGCCAGGTTCTTCAGACCTGCGCTCTACCACCTGAGCTAACGCGGCATATTAGTGCTATCTTTGATAATCCTGATGGATAGCGGCACCAATGGATGCCAGACATCTAGTCCACAGCCCGGCGATTACATTTTGGTGGACACGCCGTGGAGTCGAACCACGTAAACCTATTATCTGGTATCATCCCGAGCACGGCCCATAAATCAAAAGTTTATACAATACGCCACCTGGCCCCTTCCGGGTTTGGACTTACACCTTGCTTCCAGGCTATTTATCGGCAGAATTTGAACCATTAACCTGAGCGAATGTATAAACTACAGCATCACGAGTGTCTTTCGTGACTCTGCGCTGTTGGTACCCACGGACGGATTCGAACCGACACTGTACAGGTTTTGAATCTGCTGCCTCCTACCTATTGCGCTACGTGGGCATTATTTCTTAACTGCAATCATGATAACAACACATCCAGATTCGTTATCTTCTAACGTCATTGAATGAATTTTTTCATGATTGAACTCATACATGTTGAATAATTCAACTTCGGCGGTCTCATCTTCTGCTGTAATCACCGAACGACCCGAGGGCAACACAACAGGAATAACGTATGTTTTTGGCTCAAAAACCGTCGGATCTAGCAGGTCAACATGTGGCTCTGCGCCCCGACACACACTAAAATAGACATAGTCTAATTTATTCACTGCTACGCCTACAGCCATTGAGACATTAAATAACATCTCAACATCGGCACCATCAATGCGCCTAATCTGAAATTTAGCAGGGGTGTTTGTTTTGTAATTCTCAAACTTGATTGTATCCGCATTAGCTACAATCTCTTTCGGAATAAAAACTTTGCCGTGATTGATAATTTTATTCATAATATTTGGAGCCGGCATGTGGATTCACACATGGATCACCCGGCATTGATCTGGACGCTAGGGTGGGAATCGAACCCACTCTTTTTACTGTTTTGCAGACAGCTACCTTCCCAATCGGCCACCTAGCGGTTCTGTTTATAGAGGTAACGACAAATTTTCGCATGCTCCCGTCTTCTTTCATACGGACCCACATACACCTTTATCGGCTTCCTTGCCCCGGCGGGGTGGGATGAAACCGGCTTAGTTACATATAGAATTCGTTGCAACGGTATCTATTTTGAAGTGAGACACTTTTGGATTGACCTGTTGTATCAGCCTACGCTGCGTCGCTCTCAAAATTATAACGTGACGATCGTTGCGGGTCAACCGCGACCTCGGAGACCAACATTGTTAAGAGGTTTCTTCCGCGCTCTATTCTGAGCTAAACGATCTAAAATTGAATGAAGCACATCGTACAACGTGCGCCCTTCTGAGGTCTTAAACAGCGTCCCGTACACGCCGATATGCTTCAAACTTGGGGTGAAACCGGGAATCGAACCCTGGCCTACTGTTTCACAGACAGTCTTGCTACCACTACACTAGAATCACCATAGAATCAAAATTCAGAGTAACCTTATAGGAACACCAATAACCGTAGAACGGCGCCTACATCTTCTTGCAGATGCTCTCAAGGAGCCACAAACTCAAGATGTTTTTGTTAAACTAAAAGTATCTGAAATATAACAGGTTCGCATTTATATCCTACCATTAGACGACAGTGGTGACCAACTCCACCGCTGGGATTCGAACCCAGATCTTCTTTTTTACAGAAAGAATAATTTTGGCTGCTGAAACGAACCTAAAGGTCAAATAAAATCGGGATGGGTGACAAAAGCCGGGACTCGAACCCTATCGTCACACCCCCAGCGGGCCGGCTCGCAGAAGTTTTGGTTGCGAATTTAGATTGCTGCAATCATCCCTTAGAAAATTTATGTCAGGATCAACGAAGTTGTCCTACTTAACTCTTCAATCAATTCGTCGACCGAATAAAAAACTCCAGTTGCAAATTGATACATTACATCCCACCGATCCGGATCATCAAGTAAAATATATCCGGGTTTACCTGTTCCAATCACGTATCCAAGTTCAAGGTGAGCTGACTTACCTGCTGGAAGAGCCAGTACTGCTATCTCATTCCTATCAAGGTGATGTTTATCAAATTCATAAACATGTTTTGCAGCATAACCCTGCAAGCCCTGTTTATAGTTATTTCCCTTTGCAATCTCATATTTTTGCCAATAATCGTCTGCTTCGGGTCCTGCAGCATACCAGTCATCAAACACCTCATGGCCGGCTGCTCTTAACTTTGACGCAATGGTTCCAATTTGCGGATTACGCAAAGAACCGATAAGATAAATTTTTGACATCTTTTCTCCTTTTAAAGAGCATAGCACACGAAATGCCTGATGTCAAATTGTCTGGTACCCAAGGAGGGATTCGAACCCACACTGTACGGTTTCTAAGACCGGTGCCTCCTACCTATTGCGCTACTTGGGCATTATATTTTCGAAGTAGGTACCCGTCTGCCAACCCACTGTGGATCCAGCAGAACACCCACGTATACTTCAAATTATGGCGGGCCATCAAGGATTCGAACCCTGACCGACAGTTTTGGAGACTGGTATGCTGCCAATTACACTAATGACCCATATAGTATTGGGCTTCCCACCCAAGTTGTCTGTTGCCTAGGGCATTATTCAGGTTTACAGATAATCTATCATTTTGGCTCCACGACTAGGATTCGAACCTAGCTCATTCGGTTAACAGCCGAGGGTACTCACCAAGAATACTATCGTGGAATAATCTTTATAAAATATTCAAATCTCTCAAATCTTTATGCATAAGGACAGTCAATTGTTTCTCTTTAGGAAACTGTGACCATTTTGCACTATCTTTTTCGGTTTTATAACCTTTTATCTCTACATATTCATTTGTCTCTGGAAGATAAAAATCTGGAGTATATCTTCTTATTTTATTCTCAAACTCATAAACAAATGATTCAGTATTTCTTTTCCAAAGTGTACCTAGTCTATCAAGGTAACGCACATACGCCACTTCCCATGATCCGTGCAAATCTACACCATTGTAATCTATATGCATGCGCCTTGCCAACGATGTATGCCATTCATTATTGACAACCTTTTTGGCTATTGTGTCTTTTCTTTTTTGTTTTGTTTCTAGAGATTCTTTTTTATTCTTTATCTTGGCAGCATTTGACATTTTGCTTTTGGATTCAACTGTGGCTGTTTGACAGCGAATATCACCGGAAAGTCCAGTATTCCAGGCCCTCTGTCCTTTGCGATTTCCAGTTGCCCATTCGGATGGGTCTTTTCTTGTAGGATTTAGTTTACAGAAAACTTCGTGTGCCCTATGAGACTTTATACTTACGCACACCTTGTTACAATATTTGCAATGCATCTTCTATTTATCAAACTAAGTCCAGTCCATGCACCAAGCTCGGGTTTCGCGGAATAGAATATTTCGGAGTAGCAGCGGGGTAGTCCCAAATGACAATCCACATACTCCTGCTCATAACCAATGTGGCCACATTGGTACATGCATTTAGATTGATGCATATAGGAATCGAACCTAGTCCCACAGCCCTAGTCGAGCTTAGCCTCCAAGGAATACATCAAATTTGGTGTCCAGAGTAGGACTCAAACCTATAACCGCTCGCCTATCAAGCAAGTGCTCTATCAATTGAGCTATCCGAGCATTATATCTTGCCCTTAAGGGCATTTACGGTCTCTTCTTCGGGAATATCGCTATAGCGCGGAATCTCCGGATCATATCGACCGTTTAACCATCTATAAATGGTACTTTGATAAAGCTGAGAATTCATAGCCTCTTTCTCAAGCTTAATATATGATGGCAAACTAAGGGTACACTGCACATCCATGCGTCTTTTACCCTTATTGGATTCAAATAAATGGAAATAAATCTGTCCCGGTATCTTCTCAAACTTAATATCGATTGAGAGAGATTTTACCAGACGCCAATCATCTTTCCAAAAATTGTACCAGGCCATAATATATCCTAAGTAGGAAATGGATGGGAATCACCAGCCCCACATCTACCGAAAGGTTGTTTTTGATCACTAAACTACCACTATACTTTCTGGAGCGGATAGCGGGAATCGAACCCGCGCCATCAGTTTGGAAGACTGTTATGCTACCACTAACACCACACCCGCATAATTGCTGCCGGGTCATTTCTAACGCGATGCACCGACACCCGCGACTTACGGGTGGGTGTACATGTACAAGGTCGGCCCACCTATCTTATGTTCTCACCTGGCACCTTTCGATGCCAGGATTTTTCTTTAGGCCGGCACGCCGACCCAAATCATCAGGCCCAT